CGAGTCAGTGGCGATAGCTGGATGTTGTTGACAAAGGCGACGATGGCGGCAAAGTTGGCCATGACCTGAGTGGCGTCCACCACGTTGCCGTTCTGCAAATTGAAGGGTAGGACGATGCCGGCCATGGTTCACCCCTGTTGCGCGGTCTGGTAGCCCAAGGGCTTGTAGGCCGCATAGACATTACCGAGGATCATTCCCGCCGTTGACGTCCCGGTCAATTGCAAGCTCATCTGCTTGAACTGGATCGGCTTCGACCAATATATCGGCCTCTGAACCACCTTTGGGGCTGTGCTCCCCCAAAATCCCTCCCCCCAGAGGAACGTCCCCCAGATGTAGAGCGACACGCCCGTGGCAGTGATCGTCGGTGTGTCGAGCACCGCCCCGATTTCGTTGCGCGCGGAGACCTGGATTGTCTGGGCGTTTTGCAGGCAGCACATCACCGTCGCCTGCACCATCACGTTCTCCGCCTCGGCGAATCCGTCGGGAAGCAAGGTTGTGAAGAATTCCCAGGTCAGGGCCAAGCCGTTCTCGACCAGGGAGTCTGCAGGCCCCGGCGTGGAATTGCTCTGCCATAGCTGCCCCGGAATGCCGTAGGGCGCGATGATGAAGCCGTTGCCGGCCGACCCTTGCCACGGTTGGATAAGGCTGGCGGGAAAGGTGTGAGCTCCGCTCCATACCTTGCGCGACAGGTGATACCAATATTCTTCGTGCGGCTGGTTCTGAGCGCCGCCGTTCTGAACCGAGGCCCGGTAGGTGTCGCCGTTGAAAGCGGCGCAAATGCGGCTGGGGAAAACCGCTTCGAGGAAGCCGAGGCTGACGCCCTGGCCGTCGGCGCCGATCGGCGGGGTGATATTCCCCCCCTGGTCGATCATCCGCAGTCCGTCAGATGCGACGAAGACGAGGCCCTTGTTGGTATTGACGATGGAATTCGGCGCGATGGTCCCCTGGCCGGTGCCGACGGAATTGACTGCGAGGGCGCCGGCCGAGCCCGCCGACGCAGAGAAGTCTCCGGTTATCATCACCATCTGCGATGCGCCCTGGAAGGCGATTAGCGTCTGGAGCACGCCGCCGGTGGTCTGGTAGACCGGCAGGCCACCGAAGGCCGTGTCGGGCAGCCCATTGCTGTTGGTCAGAGCCTGCCCGGCGTTGGTGATCTGGGTGGCATTGCCCGAGTCGCTGAACTGCCGCCCGTTGGCGACGGCAAACCAGGCCCGGCCGGTGAAGTTTTTCACTGCCACGGGGATCGACACCAGGGCATTGCCGTTGGTGTTGCCTGCCCCCCACTGCGGCGCAGCCGTCGTGCCGCCGTACACCGTCAAGATCACCCCTGCGTGGCTGCCCGTGGCTGCTGCCGACAGGGTGGCGGAGAGGCCATTGACCGCGATCGCCGTGATCGTGGTGCCGGCGGGGATGTCGCCGGCCGATGACGAAATCGCCATGCCGATGTTCCACCCAGCCTGAAGGGCGTTGAACGACAGGGACGTCAGCGCATTGGTGCCGTTGGTCGCGCCCGTGATCGAGGATGAGGTGAAGCCGGAGATATCGAGCCAGCCGAAAAAATTGCTGCCGCTGCTGAAGCCAGGGTGTGTAAACACCACGCGGTTTCCGACCACGTCACAGGTCGGCGGCACCCAGTCCCCGGCCGTCGACAGAGACGCCGGCAAATTGCCCGCCGTCACCCCGCTGATAGAGAGGAACGTGTTGGTGGCGATGTTGTAGGCGAAGGGCTGACTCCGGCTGGCGTAGGCGCCCGAGGCGATCAAGCCATAGGCGATGTTGCCGACCACCCTGAGACACTCGATTTCCCCTGGCGAGTTGAAGCCGTGGAAGGTGGTCAGGACGAAGGACGCTGGGCGCGGCACCCACATCTGCGGGTTGTTCGGCGCCGGGATCAGGTTGGACAGCGACTCCATGGCACCGGGAAACAGGTTGGTGCCGTCGACACCGTCCGTCAGCCCCTTCGGCCGCACCGAAATCGTCTTGAATCCGCGAATCGCCATGTCACCAGCCGACCACTTTGGTGTTCCGCAGGTTCGTGAAGTTGGAACCGAAGCGGCGGCGATCTAAAGTGACACGCTTCGAGCGCGTCTCGGGATTGTCAAGCATCGGCATTAGGCGCCTAAGGATACCCTGCGCCCCCATGTCGCCCTTGCCGAGAAATTCCGCCGCGCGAGGATCGTTGGCGATCTTCATTAGCTCGCCTGCCAGCCGCGTATAGAGATAGGTTGAAGAGGGGAACCACGGCTGCGCGGTCGACGTCTCGGGGGCGACCGTGGCTGCTGGCTGCGCCTTGTACCGGACATAGACGGTGTAGGTGCCGCTCGGCGGCGGGTAGACGAACAGGTTCGGCACGCCCCCCGTCCCCAGCGGCGCCATGTCGACCGCGTACCAGTAGGGATAGGACTGAACGCCGGCCTGCTGCACCGTCATGTCGAACTCAGCCAAGTCGAGAGCGATCAGGGGATAGGGGACGCCGAGGAGGGTCCAGAAGACATCCCCGGCATCCGCGCGCAAGAAGGTGGCAGGAAGGGGGTACGGCCCGCTGCCCGGCTGGAGCTGGGTGGACAGCGGGCCGCTCGCTGCGACCAACCCCGGATTGAAGTGGAAGCTGGTGAACCCCTCTGTGGCGTCGAAGTCATAAGTCTGGGCAACCTCTTCCAGGATGGCATTGAAAATCTGCCCGGCCTGCGCCGTAAATCCCTGGGTGTTCGCCATTTGACAGGCGAGGGTGACCAACTGCGTGAATGTCAGAACAGCAGCCACCCCGCACCTACCCTTCAGGTCAGCCGACGAGACTCCGTCGGCGGGTGATTTCCGTCGCCAGGCGAGCAATCTCCGCCTGGCGACGCTCGATCGAAATGGCGAGATTTTTCACCGCGGCATCGCGCTCAGCATCGGCCTTGTCGATCTCGGCCTTTATTTTGGCCTTTGCCTGGACGAACCGGTTGAGATTGGCAGCGACATGGCCGCGAGGCTCGAAAACGCCGTCGCGCCCGCTGGCGCGGAACTCCTCATAGGCGACAGCGTGCGTCGTGGTGTGTTGCGCCTCGATCTCGCTGTATTCCACCGCGCGCTCGGCCTGGCGCTTGACGTGGCTGGCCTCAACCACCTTGCGGTCCTCGTCGTACTGGGCGAGTTCCGACTCCATCTTGGTCAACTGCTCCTGAAGATCGGGCAGCTCGGCCTGGGCAGCTTGGCGCTCGGCCATCAGCACCAGGCCGTCGACCAGGCCGCTGCCGGCCGCGCCGATGTCCCCTTGGGGAAAGAAGGTCTGAAAGCGGACCTGCCCGCCGCCGGCCAGCGTCTTGATGACGTCGACGCCAACTGCTGCCGTCTGGATTGCGGCGCTCATGCTGCTGCTCCCTTCGGCAGGTTCGTCGACCCGCGCGGGCTGATTTTGGTCAGGTGCTGGCGACGGTAGGAGTCGGTCGGAACTTTGCCGTCGAACTCACGACGCTGGTGGTTCCAGCAATTCTGCTGCTGCTCCATCAGAGACGCGGCAACATGCCGCGGCATATCATAGGTGCGGCCGTGCCAGTAGGGCTGGCCGTTGACGGTGATGTTCGGGGCGAACTCGGGCAGGTCGATGGTGCAAGCGACGATCTCGTCCATTTCGTTGCCGACGATCATCCCATCGGAGTGCTTCAGCGCCTCCAGTTCCTGCTCCTCGACGGCCTTCAGCGCGTCTTTGCGGCGTTCTGCCGCGAGACGCGTGCGGGCTTTCTCGCGGGCCGCCAGCACCTCGTCGTTGGTCAGGATGGGGTGCAGGCGCTCCACCGGCGCCTCCGCGACAAGCTGGGAGTTCGCGGCAGCCGAGTCGTCGACGTCAGCGACCGGTGGAACAGGCTTTTTCGGGATCGGGATCGGGATAGACATTTGCGAACTCCGTTTCAGGTTCAGGAATGCGTCCAGGTGCCGGCCGTGATCGTCTGGCCGGCGTTGGTGCCCGTGGCAGCGGCCGACATGGTGATGGTCAGGCCGTTGCTGCTTATGGCCGTGATGGTGGTCGCGGCGGGGATGTCGTTCTGGGCAGCGGCCAGCACCATGCCGATGGTCCAGCCGGCCGTGATCGCGCTGGTGGTCACCGTCAGGGTTTTGCTGGTGGCAGTGGACCCGGTCAGAGTCAGAGTCTTCGGGAGAACGTTCCCGGACACCACGATCGGCCAGCCGCTGGGGTCGACCATGATCCAGTCGCCCGGCAGCAGCTTGATCTTCCCACGCCCGCCCGGCAGGGTCAGAACTCCTGCTCCGACGTCGAGCCCGCTCAGGGAGGTGCTATTCGACCGGATGTTGCCCTGGTCATTGACGATAGCCAGGGCGATGGTGGCGAGGTCGGCCGCAGACGCCCCCGAGCCATAGCCGGGGAGGTATTGGAGGGCGTTGGTGTAGCTGTTGGTTGCCGCGGTGCCCGCCGTCTTGATGTTGCTCATAATCAACCGCCGCCGCTGGCGAAGCCCTGGATTTGGGCGAGATTCGCATTGAGCAGCGCAGCCATGTTGGTGCCGAACGTGGCGCAGGCCGTGGTGATGTTGGCAGACGTCGGCGCGTCAGCCCCAGGCACCGCGACGGCATTGCCGGGCACCAGCAAGGTCGACGCCTGGATCTGCTGCGCCGAGGCAACGGACATCGGGCCGCAACCGTCACCCACCCACTTGAGTCGGACTTCCCCGTCGAGGACATACATTTCAGTTCTCCAATCCAAGAATTTCGGACAGGGGAGGGTGCCCCCCCCCCTACCGGGTTCAGCCGAAGGTCGCTGTGTAAGCGGACACGCTCTCGATCCGCGCCATGAACTGGACGTTGAGGAGAATCGTTCCGTAGAAGGTTTTCCAGCCGATGATGCGCTGCTGATTGAGCGGATCGCTCTTGTCCGCGTCCTTCAGGTACGACCACTCGACGTCCTTCAGCTTGACCTGGCCGTAAGCGCCGCGGCCGATAACGTAGGTCGGATACACGGTCAGACCCGTGGCGGGGCTGGCGGGCGGGGTCTGCGCCATGCCGGTGCCAGTGATCGTCACCGCCGTATTCGGCGGGATTTGCGTCGCCTGGCCGGCGAGCGGGCCGTTGACGGGGCCCGATGCGCACAGGCCGAGATTGGTCGGGCTGTTGGTGGTGCCGACGTAGATGTTGAAGGTGTAGCCGACCGTGTTGGGCGTGGTGACGGTGATGCCGCCGTTGGCCGCGTTCATGACGATCGCGGCCGGCGCGGCGCCGCCGTAAATCCTGCTCTCGTACTGGTTCTGCGTGTCGACGCCGGTAACCAGGATGTATTGGTTCGCCGCGCTGAAGCTGCCGGCGTTGGCGGCATAGTTTCCGACGATGGCCGCGTATCCGGTCCACGACGGCACCATGTTGGACTTGCAGAAGCGGATGCCGGACCACTCGCCCGCCTCGTAATTGTAGAGGCGGTTCAGGTCGGAATAGGTCCACGCCTGCACGACGGTGGAATTCTGACGGAAGTCGGCAACCACGAGGGTGTGGATCAGCGCAGCGTAGTGCGGCATCTCGCGCGGGTTGGCGCTCGCCTTCTTGCCGCCGCTGCTCGCCTCGATCTTGGTATCGGTCTGCTCGTCGCCCATGAAGCGCGGTGCGCCGAGGGTTTCCAGCGCAGCATCGGTGCGGATGACGGTCGTGGTGTCGAGCACGTCACCCGCGGCCAAAGCCGCGCGCGAACCGCGAGAATTGACGTAGTTGACCTGCGTTCCGGCCATCAATGCCAGGAAGGTGTTCCGCTCCAGCGTCTCGGAAATCTGCAACGCAGAAAGCTCGATCGCCTTCTGAAACAGGGGGTGGAAGATTTCGATTTCCGCGACGTCGGTGATGGTCACCTTGTCGCCCCACTGCTGCGCCGTAGCTGTCACCTGCTGTATCGTCATCGTCTCGCCGATCGGCGGCACCCCCTCGGACAGGGGGGCGAAGGGCAGCGGCAGGCGGTTGAAGCGAGTGGCAGTGTAGGTGTTCCCCATACCCTCGGGCAGGGTCAGAGGGTCACCGAACTGGTAGGCGACCAACTGGCGACGAGCCAGAGGCAGGGTCTTCTTGTCGATGTAACTGATCGTG